TGTATATCCAGAAGGTTATCCGACTGTTGGATATCCGGACAGACGGCGCGCAACTGGCGGAGGAGTTTCGGGAACAGGCAAAACACCAACGGCGGCTGGCAGACGAAGAAGAGGCACGCGACGGCACCGCCTGGGATATTGCCGAGCAGAATGTGAGCGAGTTTGCCGCTCGTGAGATATGGATGAATGAATGGCTGCGCGATCTCACCTGATACATCCCAAATTACTGCGAAACCTTGCAGACTTCTATCCGCAAACCGGCACGGTGCAGCGCCTCAACGCGGCACAGGACACCTATGGGCAACCGGTAGAGGCGTGGCAACTGATCAGCAGTCGCCTGATCAACGTTCCGTGCCGTGTCTCGCCTGTCGCCGTGAGCGAGACGGATACAGCAGAGCAAACGTATGGCACGATCACGCATCGTATCGCGTTGCGCGGCGCCTATCCGGAGGTAGAGGAGCGCATGCGGATTGTATCAGACGGGCAGGCATACGATATCCAGGGCGTCCAGACAGATCCGCAGACCCGTAGCACGTATCTCGATACTGAGATTGTGCGCGGCGAGCCGAATACCGTGACGTGATGACACAGAAAACCACAATGATTATACAAGTTGTGCTGCTGAATATGGCTGCACTCATCATCCTGGCAGACTGGATACGCAATCCAGAGGCAACCGAAATGCAAATGTTTCAGCGGCACTGGATTTCAATTGTGCCGCTGCTCCTGGTGTTGATCGTTATGTGGGTTCGGCGGAAGTAATATGCAACGACTGACGACACAACCTGACAACGCATTCGCTGAAGCTCTCACCGGGCTGCTGCGCTTCTTTGATGGCCGCGGCAATGTCAGGGGGCAGGGTGACGGTCTTGCGCGTGTAGCGCGCTTCTGGTTTGGGCGGGCGCCCCGTCTGGTTGGGACGGCGCCCGCCGTGCGGGTACTTAGGCATGTTATTCAGTCTCTCCAAAATAATATACTTCGCGCCCGGTATTGCTGTCGTGGCAGGTCACAAAGGTGTAGCCATAACAGTGCAACTCCTTTGTGCAACCTTGTACCATCCGATCAAGAGAGACATACCCGTCGCCAATGCGAGACGGCTTCTTCCAGCGCTGCAAAAACTCACGTACTGACGGCGCTGTTACGATGTGACTTTCTGGATTGGTTCGAATGCGTTCGATTAGCATTTGTTTGGTCGAGACACCTACAGCCGTTGTTTCGTCTATGGGCAAGAATACCAGTTGTTTCATTAGTCATTCCTGTCTGGTTTGGGCGGGCGCTCTGTCTGGTTGGGACGGCGCCCGCCGTGGGTTCGTCTGGTTATTGGTTACCTGCTGTATTCAAAAAACCACAACTGGCCTGCGCCGTTCGGCATGATTTCCAAACTCCAATTGATGTAAGGCCCCATCTGTCCTTCGGCAACCTTGCGGCCTTTTGCGCGATGACTGCCGTTTTCTCGCCAGATGGCATCTGTCTGCTCTCTGTTCAGCCAGATGAAGCCGCGACTATTGCGCCCGACAGGGAAGCTCCACCATTCGCCCGTGCTGTCTTTCTGCCACTCCCAGTTGTCTACCATGTCGCGTGCGTCGCCGATATCGAAGCTTGTCATTGTTGTGTACCTTTCAGTAATGTGTATGTCTAACTTGCTTACAATCATACCATAAGCAAGTGTCCTTGTCAAGGCTTTGTAATGCGGAATAGTGAGTAATTTATGGCGAAGCGCACCGTGACAATTGAGGGGATGCCCGAACTCAAGCGCAAGTTATTAGACATGTCCGAGGAGATGCGACAAGCGAAGCTGGAGGCGGCGGTGCTCACCGGCGGGCAACTCATCAAGAACGAGGCGCAAGTGAGGGCGCCCGTCAAGACTGGCACACTTCGCCGCTCGATCACCGTGCAGATTAGCGAGAGCAGCGCCACGAATGCCAGCGCCGCCATCGGAACGAACCTGGCCTATGCGCGGCGCATCGAGTTTGGTTTTAACGGGCGTGACAAACTTGGACGGCTCTACAGCCAACCAGCGCAGCCGTACCTACGCCCGGCGTTTGACCAGGAACGCGAAAATGCCTACCTGGAAATCCAGGACGCGCTACGGGATGCGATAAATGACGCCATCGATTGAGCAAGGATTGTGGACATACCTCAAGGGTAGCATCACGGATCTGCGGCTCTATCCAGATAGACTGCCGCAGCAGCCCGATCTACCTGCTGCCATCTATCAACGCATCAGTACCACGCCGTCCTACACACACGAGGGCGATACCTGTACTGATGATGTGCGTATCCAGATCAGCGCGTTCGGATTGCGCCGCATCGATGCCGATGGGTTGCTTGACAAGATACGCGAAAAGTTGTCGGGGTTCTCTGGCGATATGGGCGGCGTCAAAGTGGGGCGCGTGTTCCTGCGTAATCAGGTGGCAAGTTTCGAACCGGATGTGGATTATTACGTATCCAGGCAGGATTACATCATAGGGCGGGGATGATCGCAGTATCAACAGCACAACTAGAGCGTCTCGGTATTGTGGCACGCCAGAAGCCTTTTGCGCTCATGAACGGCACAAGCGGACGTGTCGTCGGCCCGGTTGACGCGGTGTATGATGCGCTCAAATGGGTCATCACCATCGGGCGGAATGCGAACGGTGGGCACGTCTTAGTGGAGATTGAGCACAGCCCCGACGGCGATGCCTGGTACGCATACGAGCCGCCACTGATTTATCAGACAACGAACGCGGGCGAGACGGCATATATCGACATGACACGGACGGATGATGTGCCAGCGTCAACGATTGCGCTACGGGCTGTCATTCGCGGGCAGTTCGAACTGAACTGGCAGCATGCCGGAGTAGAGGTGGTGTGCCGCTATGTCTAATGTCCTGATCGCCGTCCCCATCCATACCGGCATTCATCGCCGCACCCTGGATAGCCTCTTTCAGTTGCAGCACAGCCGGGCATACCAGTCTGACATTGTGATGCTGCGAGGTGGTGACGAACACATAGCCGATGCCAAAACGCGCATCGCCTGGAAATACAATCAAGCTCGCGATCTCTGCCTACGCGGCAACTATGACTATCTGCTGACTGTCGAACAGGATATCGTATTTGAAAAGGATGCCTTGACGCGGATGCTTGCCACGCTGGACGAACACGACGCCGATGTTGGCTATGCGCTCTACTGTTTCCGGCAGCCGCCGTTCTATCGCTGGAATGCGTTCCCGGCAATGGATAACGTAACGTTCACAGGACAGTCATTGTCATTTTTCCCAGAGCGGGCGCGGGCCGCGTGGGGGAGCGTGATCGAATGTGAAGGGCAAGGCAACGGCTTCACGCTCATTCGTCGCCGCGTTCTCGAGCGCATCCGCTACCGTGTGGAGCACCGCATTGGAGAAGGCGCCCATAGCTCGCAAGATACGTATTTCGCTTTTGACTGCCAGATGGCAGGCATCAAACAAGTGTGCGATACGTCTATCATATGTGGGCATATCGATATGCAGGGCGGCGCGTTTGTCACACTGTGGCCAGATATCAACGAGGAAACAATGCACAGGATTGAGGCATGAGCGAGTACCCAACACTAACCATTATCACCGCACTGAGTAGGCCGGGGTATCTGCCGGGCATATTCGAGAGCGTAAACGCAGCCGAAGGGCACAATCTGAACATCCGGCATTACATCATCCATCCGCACGGCGCCACACACCCCGGTAATGGGCGGGCCGATATGGCGCGCAACGTTGACGCCGCTCTCTCCAGTATCCGCGATGGATGGGTCTGGATACTGGACGATGACAACAGCGTGCATCCATCGTTTTTTCGGCGGCTCGAGGAGGAAATCGCAGCGCAGCCGGATGCGCGGGCGTTCGTGTTTTCGCAGGAGCGCGCCGACGAGCGGCGTCTGTTGCAGGCCGCGCCGGAGAATGTCCGCATCGGCAGCATCGATACAGCGCAATTCGTGATACGCCGCGACCTGATCGGCGACCTGCGGTGGTGCGAACTGCCCGTGCATGACGGCATTTTTATCCAGGAATTGTACGAGCAATGTCCCGAAGATTTCCACTTTGTGGACGAGGTGCTGTGCTACTTCAACCGCCTGTCTCACGGCGCGCCGCGCCATGTGATGGTCAACTTGGGATGTGGTAGCGACGTGCGTGATGGGTGGATTAACATTGACAGCGCGCCGCGTGCAGGCGTCAAGGCGCACGATATCCGCCAGGGCTTACCATTTTTTAACAATAGCGTTGACTACATCTATGCATCGCACGTCCTTGAGCATCTCGACTATGCCGTCGCGTTGAAACTGATTGACGAGTGCCACAGGGCGCTGTTGCCTGGCGGCGTCGTGCGGCTTGTGCTGCCAGATGTGCCGCGCCTCCTCGCTGATTATGTGCGTGGGGACGTGTCGGACTGGGCAGGCTTCACGCAGTTCGTCTGCTCTGCCATTCCCGGCGTGGAAGAGCCGCAACCGATTGATTACGTCAACGCTGTTATTTTCAATGTGCCGCGTGATCCCCATCGCTACGTCTGGGATGTGCCGCGCCTCTGTGATGTGCTACTGGCGGCGGGCTTTGCAACAGCGGAGCCGGTCGCGTTCGACAGCCGTATTGATATTGACGATCCATTTCGCACGAACCATAGTTTCTATGTAGAAGCTCATAAGGAGGGCTAGATATGGCAACGATTACCGTAGTGGAGGGCGTAGGGACGTACCCATCGCTGGCGTCGGCAAATGGCGCGGCCACAGGCGCGTGGGTTGACCTGGACACCGGGGCAAGCGCGAACAGTTTCAGCGCCAAAAAAGGCGACGTGTTGATCGTCTGGAACGATGCTGCGTCTACCGGCGATACCATCAGCGCAACCGTTGAGGGCACCAACAATCCCTATGGTGTGCAGGCCGATAAGGTCAAGGAAGTCAATGGCATGGACTTCTGCATCTTTGAACTTGAGGTGTTGGAGGGTTGGGTCCCTGACGGCGGCTCGCTCGTGTACCTGACGGTTGAAGAGAGCGGTACCGCAACGGCGAAGGCGTCCGTGTTCCGCCCGAACCAGGGCTAGAGGAGGGCATCATGGCAAACTGCCCAACAACTGGCGATGCTATCTGGGCATACGGCACGACGCTGTGGCGCTCTGATGGCGACGCGAACAACCCGCAATGGGAGCGTGTCACATATATCAATCAGATCAATCCGCCCGGCGGCTCGACCGCCGAGATCGAGACAACCCACCACGATACGCCTGATGGGTTTACCACGTTTATCAGTGGTCTCAAAACCACCGATGATATCGAGATGGTAGTGAACTGGCAACCGACCGAGACGTCACACCGGATACTCTACGACGATTGGATTGCAGGTTGTAACCGTGACTGGAAAATCGAGGTCAAGAGTAATGGCAACAATACAATCGCAACGTTTGAAGTAACGGCGTTCGTGATGAGTTTCAGCATCGAAACGCCGATTGATGGTCGGGCCGTGGCGAATGTCACGCTTAAACCGTCGGGTAAGCCGACATTCCAATAGGGAGGAACCATGCTGCTCACACGCGAGCAAATTGAGACACGAGAGCAGCGGTATCGCGATATCCCCGTTCCCGAGTGGGGCGGGGATGTTCGCATTGTGCCGATGAGTGCAGCGGATTTGCAGGTATTCCTAAAGGCAAAAGAGGGCGGCGATGTAGCGCGGGCGGGCGTGCAGGTATTGGCGCGCGTCATGATCGGCGACGATGGCGAGCGGCTCTACTCTGATAAAGATGTTGACTTGCTCTACAGCCTGCCAGGGACAGCGGCGGTTATGGCAACACTGCTGCCGGAGATTTTGGAGTTCAGCGGCGTCGATAAGGCGCGGCAAGAGGAACTGGCAAAAAAATCCGGGAGCCTCAGCAACGGCTCCTCTACCGACTAGCGTTGCAGGCGGGCGGGCGCTACATCGTCAATCCATACGCGTTGCTCGAGGAAATGAGTGCAGAGGCGTGGGTGTTGTGGCAACTATATTACGATCTCGATCCCTGG